CCGGTTAAGAACATCCTCAACATCGTTGTGATCCTGCTGCTGGTTATCTGGCTGATTACGCTTATCGTGCCCGGGCTGGGTAGCGTTCGGGTCGGGCGGTAAGCGAACCCTAGGCCCTAGAACGAACCGGAGGGGGGTTCCGGCCCCCTTACCCCTACCCTACCCCCGGCGATGCAGCCTGCTGCATCTAATGCACAGATTTTAGCCCTTTCCGGACCCCCGAAACCCCCGAATCCCTGCCCGAGGTCCCCTTATGGCCCTACTAGACCGAGTAACGAAGTCCGGCACGCCTGTCTCCCAGGAGATGGTGCCCATCCCCGGTAGCCAATTAGACGCGCTGCCTAAGCCCAAGGCGTTTGGCGAAGTAGGCGTATCTGGCTTACTGCGTACACGTGGCGTGGGATATGTGTACGAAGAGTGGCTATCAGCACTATCTACCCACCGCGCCAAGCAGGTCTTCCGGGAGATGCGCGACAACGACGCCGTTATTGGCAGCATGTTCTTTGGCATTGAGATGATCCTTCGCAAAGCGGAGTGGCGCATCGAACCGGCCAAGGGCAAGAAAGGGGATGACTATGCGGAGTTCCTGAAACAGTGTATGGAGGACATGAGCCATACCTGGGAAGACTTTATCGCGGAAGTGGTCAGCATGTTTGCGTTTGGCTTTGCGTTATTCGAAGTGACGTACAAACGCCGTAAGGGTCCGGACGGGCGACAGGGTTCCAAGTACGATGACGGTCTGATTGGCTGGCGCAAGTTTGCTCCCCGTGCCCAGGAGTCGATCCTGTACTGGATCTGGGATGACGAAGGCGGGCTGCAAGGTGCGGTACAGTTAGCTGCCCCGGACTATAAGACCATCCCGATTCCGATTGAGCGCCTGTTACTCTTCCGTACAACGAGCTTGAAGAACAACCCGGAGGGCCGCTCCATCCTACGTAACTGCTACCGGTCGTGGTTCTTCAAGCGGCGTATTGAGGAAGTAGAGGGCATCGGTATTGAGCGTGACCTGTGCGGTATCCCGGTGCTCTACGCGTCCGCCGAGACGATTGCCAGTCTAGGCAACGGCAACCCGGATCTCGGTATGACACGGGCCAAGCAACTTGTTACCAACCTGCGTGTCGATGACCAGGCGGGCGTGATCCTGCCGCTATCCTACGATGAGAACAAGAACCCGATGGTTAAGCTGGAGCTATTGCATAGCGCAGGCTCCAAACAGAGCAACGCGGGCGAGACGATTAAGCGCTACAACGAAGACATTCTCAACACGATGCTTTCGGGCTTTATTCAATTCGGCCAGACGCAACACGGGTCAAAGAGCATGCACCTTTCTGCCTCGCAGGTGTTTGCCCTGGCAATTAGCGCGTTCATGGATTCCGTCGCAGCGGTGATTAACCGTATCGCGCTACCCCGGTTGATGGCGCTCAACAACATGGATATCGACTACACACCCAAGCTGGGTGTAGGCGAAGTTGGCGTGCGGGATCTGGAAGAGCTTGCGGATTACGTGAGTAAGCTGTCGCAAAGCGGCCTGACGTTTTTCGACAAGCCCACTGCCGATTACCTTCGCAAGACCGGTGGCCTACCGGCTGCACCCGAGGAAATCGACGTTGGTGCGCCGCCTCCGGAGCAGGAAGACCCCTTTGCCCGCAACGAAGCGACTACAGCGGGTGCGATGCCGATGCCTGGCCAGCAGCCGCCACCCCCTAACGGTGCCCCCGGCCCGCAGCAGCCCGCGCCAAGCCATGACTTAAACACGCCCGCTGAACCCGGCAAGCCAGTTAACGCCCCACCGCCATCAAACCAACAGGCGCAGGAGAACGTGCGCCAAGGAGCACAGTGATGCCGACTCTAACCACTTTATTGTTGGCTGATGCCATCGGTAAGGCCGAATCAGCCAAGCCCAAAACCCCGAAGCCCGGTGGCTCGACACGCGGTGACCGGGAGCGCATAGACGAGCACCTGGAAGCCAAGCAGAAAGAAGAAGAGAACAAACAGAAAGCTCCACCTCCGGACGCAGACCTGTCTAGCCCGGAACAGGTGGCCCACGACCGCCACGCGGACGCTGCGCGTGACTTGAAACGGCGGGCACGCGAGGCATCGTATAATGCGCTGGAGCTAGACAACTCCAAGGCCAGTCATAAGAAAGCGGCTAAGGCCCACCGCGCTGCCGCTAAGGCATCGGAAGCAGCGTTGGGTAGCGCCATGGACCCCAGGGCCAAAAGCGAGTTCCGGGCATCTCAGCATTCCCACAGCCTACACGCTGCGTATCATGAGAAGATGAGTCATTCTTCCGATGACGAGCGCAAAGCCTCAGCGGCAAAGGGTAAAGAAGAGAAGGATGGCCACGTCCATAAAGGAGACTATATGCCAACGCTGACGACGATGCTGTTAACGGACTCCGTTAGCAAAAAACGAAAGCGCCTAACCGGGCCGGATCATTCGCTGTACGGACCCAAGCCAGACCCCACCCCGGAAGAACTCAAACGCGACCAGGCGAAATGTAAGCGGCTGGGAAAAGCCTATCTCCGCCACTACGCCAAGACTACCCGATAGGTGATCCTATGGAAATCCCTCCAATTGGGCCGGAGCCAGCGCCAGATACCATCGAGTACGCGATTAAGGTACTCAAGAGCATCGACGCCGAGATGAAACAGGTTCGCAGCGATGTAGCGCTGGCCAACGCCAAACTCGATGCGCTGGCCAAGGTCATCAGTAAGGGTACCGGAGCGACGGGTACAACAGGCGCGACAGGCGCTACCGGCCCTAGTAAAGGCGGGCCAACTGGCCTTGGCTATACCAGCCCCATTAAGTCACCCGGTGGCGCTCCTCCCCGAGGCTAGTTTGATACGCTTCGTCTACAGTCTTCTGCCGGAACTGCCGCTTGTCAGCGTGATTACGCCGTGCTACAATTACTGCGACAATTATCTGCCAGAGACAATTGCTTCCGTAAGCGCTCAGAACTACCGTAACATCGAACACTTAATCCTGCACTGCAACTGTGGTACCGATAAGCCGGTATATCTGCCCGCAGCCCGCAACCGTTTAGTAGCGGAAGCCAGGGGTGAATATATCCTGCCCCTGGACGCTGATGACCTGTTTACGCCGGAAGCCGTAAACGAGATGGTAAAGTATATCGGCGTTGTGGATATAGTCTCCTGCCAGCAGCGGGAGTTTGGCGACAGGAACTACCTTTATGGAAACCCCAGCTACAACCTGTTGACGTACGGCGGCTTTCTGCTGGCCAACCGGATTCATTGCGCATCGATGTTCCGTAAGAAGCTGTGGGAGGAAATCGGCGGCTATGACGAAAGCCTGTTCGAAGCCTATGAAGACTGGGACTTCTGGCTGCGCTGCGCCAAAGCCGGTAAGCGCTTTTTCGTAATCGGTGAGCCATTGTTTCTCTACCGCCGTCACGCCGGAAGCCTGACTACGCGGGTAGGCGCGAACAACGCCCTGGCGAAGTTCCGGCAGAAGTGGCCTGTTTCTTGATCGGCAGTAGCTTTGTTTTCCAGTTAGGGAATGTGCTTATACGGTCGTGTACAATGTCTTCGTACATTGCTTCCAGTATGGGGTTAGCCGTTTTGTTACTCCAAAGTTCACAGCTGACGTTTCCCCGAGTTTTGGGGTCGTGTTTAGCACCACGCGCAGACTCACCGTTGTATACCTGTTTGTACACGCGATTTTTGAATAGCATTGGGAGTGGCCCTTTAGTACGTGGATCAAATGCAGCTTTGATGTATTCCCAAAACCCCTTGAACAACTTGGCCATGCGCTGTTCAAGTAGCTTGGGTGGTGGAAAGCGGCGGTCAGCGAGTAACGCTTCGAAGGTTCCTCCTGCGTATCGGACGGCTAAAGCCATTCCGGCAACAGCCGAGAAAAGTGGCCACTTGTTTTGTGGCTTACCGGGTTTGGAGCCGCCTTTGATGTTTGGGTTGGGTTTGAACTTGCGCGCAGCTTTAGGGTTGTTTCGTTGCATGTAAAGGATTATACGGTGTCGATAACGCTTGTCCATAAGGCAACGGAAGATCCGATTCTGGCCGTTGCCGATAAACTACATGGGCGCATGAAGAAGGCGTTGTTAGACGCGGTTAGCGCAATGCAGGGTAGTGTGAATCTACAGGCCCTAGCCGATGCTATACAGGCAAACGACTATAACCAGGCGCTGGCGGTGTTAGGCGTCGATACCGGCTTTGCACGGGTGTTACAGGGCCACGGCGTGGAAGCCGGTGTAAGGAGTGTTCGGGATGCGATCCAGGATGTTTACCAGGCGGGCGCGAAAGCGGCGATTGGAATTCTCCCGGAGAAAGCTGCGCTGGAAGGTAGCTTCGACCTCCTCAACCCCAAGTCCATTGACTTCATCCAAAGCTACTCCTTCAACCTGATCCACCAGATATCAGAGGAAGCCAGGGGTACCATTCGCCAGACACTACACCGGGCGTTTCAAGAAGGGGGCCACCCTACGAAACAGGCCCGCGAGATCCGCGATGCTATCGGCCTGACGCGCAACCAGGAGAAGGCCGTTGACAACTACCGTAAGGCGCTGGAGAACCAGAGATATAAAGATGCACTTCAGCGGGCGCTGCGTGACAAACGCTATGATCCGTCTCTTGAAGCAGGCAAGAAGTTGGACCAGGCGCGCATTGATAAGATGGTTGATCGATACAGGGAACGCTACGTCAACCATCGCGCTACTACGATTGCGCGCACCGAGACAATCCGTGCGGCAAACGCCGGGCAGCAGGAGATCTGGCGCCAGGCAGCGGAGCAGGGCGTAATTGATCATGAGACAACCATGCGGGTTTGGATCGTAAGCGGTGACGCCAACACGTGTGATGACTGTAGTGACCTGGACGGCGAGGAAGTAGAACTGGGTGAAGAGTTCATGCCCGGCGTGTTCCATCCGCCTCTTCACCCGAACTGCCGCTGTACAACAGCCCTGCAGTTCAACGTAGAGAAGCGGGACCGGGTATCCAAGGCCGATTGGGATGAATCCAAACATCCAAGAGACGAGCATGGCCGGTTTGGCGAAGGCCATGCAGGCGATAGCCCGGAAGAACAAAAACGGTTTGCGACCGAGCGGCTGCGCGAAAGCGGGCAATCGAAAGTACGGGTGGTTAAGGCCCCGCACATTGGATTGTGGGGCGACTCCCATTTTGGGAGCCAGGTGATCACGGGGCATTCTGCTAAGTTGATGGGTATCGCAGGTTACAAGGAGCACGATGCCAACAAGGACTCCAGAAGTCTGGGCGAAAACTTTCTCCGTGTAATTGCGCAGGGACAGGGAGCAGGAGAGACATTGTACCACGGCTTCAACAATACGCAGGGGATAGAGTGGAAAGAGGGCGACACGATTCGGTTGCCGCTTACGGCAACCTCCGGCAGTTTCGGTCACTCCTCTGCGTACGGAATCTCCTATGGGCGGGAGGACAACAGCGGTGCTACGGTATTCAAGTTCCCTCCCGAAACGGCTATCGCAGGTTATTCCCGTAACGACCGGGAGTATACCAAGGACCTTGGTCACACTTGGGCGGAAGCTATCGTAGCGGGTGAGTTTAGGGTGCGGGAAATCGCCGTTGGGCACGAGTCTGGTTGGCAACAGCTTCCCGTAAAGGTGGTTACTCTGGAACCTGTTTCTTTGTTTGACCCCGAGAAGGGTTGGGTAAAGAAGGGTGATGACCTATCAGAGCGGGTAGGCCACTGCGAAGATCATCAGGTTCCGAGGACACCTCTGGAGCTAGAGCGTTTAAGGAAAGCCGAGTGGGACGAGAGCCAGCACCCGCGTGACGAGCATGGCCGGTTCGAAGGCGGTGGTGGTGTTGAGCCAAGGGGCATACCGCGTGGCGAGAAACAAACGTACCGTACGCCCGCTGAAGAGAAGCCGTTCAAATCGCCCATGCCAGATAGCGCCTGGGAAGTCCACAACTCCCATAAGGTGATTGAAGAGGGCCGGCAGTTCATG